CATATCAATCTCCTTATCTGATTCCTATAAGGACTATAAGGTCTAGCCTACAAAAGTAAAGAGCGTATCCGGATTATGGAACAAATATTTTAGTGGGCAGGATAGCTAGTAACGGGCCTTACGTTGTGGTTTGGAAGCTTCCTCAATCTCACGCCAGATCTTTCCGACAACAGTCCTCAGTTCATTCTCCAGTTTCCGCTCCTCGATAACCCGGATGAGTTTGTCCCGAGTAGCGGTGACATCAAACTCGGAGGCGACAATGGACTGCTTCTCGGTGGCCCAGTGCTTCTCCTCAACGAGATAGTCCACGCATGTCCCTACGTCGTCTATACCGTAGGAGGGATAGATGTCTGTCTCAACGCTGTAGGTCTTCCCGGTGATCCGATTCTTTTTGATCGTCAATCCAACGTTGACTCCAATGGATCGTTTCTTTCCATTGATCGTCTTATGGATCTGTCCCAATACCCTCGACCAGATTTCAACGGTGGCATAGAATTTGAGAGCCCGTCCTCCTGCTCGGGTTTTCTTCTCGCCATACGAAGCGAAGTTGTCCCTGGTCTGAGACAACAGTATCAGAATGGAACCGCTCTTGCGCAAGGAGTTGATAGCGATGCGGATGTTCTCGCTATTCTTCTTGGCCTTCCCATCGCCATAGGAACCGGTGACCTCCTCTTCCTTTTCCGCCCCTTCGTCCTTGACCGGAGCCTCCCCACGTCGTCGTCTCTTGACGAAGGCTTTCTTGTTTTGGTCAAACTTCTTGCCTTCATACTCCGAGGTGAGAGCGTCCATACTGTCGAGGACATAGATGAACGGTTTTCCAACCTTCACCGCATCATCCAAGTTGTAATAGAATTCTTCAATGGTGGTGCTGAAGACAGGAACGCCCTCCTTGTTTCTACCTCCTGGGTATTCGATACGACTCTCCACTGCTTTCCCAAACAACCCCTTCACATCCATCAGACAACCATTCTCGACGTTATCGTAGATGAAGCGATAGTCATTGAATTGCTTGTTGAGGACGGCCTCAGCGAAGCAGGTCATGGATAGAAAGGTCTTGCCACTGGCGCTATCGCCCACGAGGAAATAGTATTGACCTTTCAAGAATCCCCCGAAGGGATTGTCGGAACAGGCCAGATTGAGTAACGTGGAGCCCGTGCTCAGGAGGTCCCGCCGGGTAACCTTGATGGTCTTGGCCACGTGAGGAGCATCAGCCAGATCTTCAATTTCCCTCGTGGCTCGTTTACGCAATCGCAACTTCATACTATCCTCCTAGACGGGGAGGGAAAGGTCCATGACCCTTTCCCTATATATCTGGAGGTCCCCCGATCCACGTCCATGGTCGCTTGAGGTGCTACCTCTAGGACCGGGGGACCGTCTGTTTTATCTAGCCACTTGCCTCTTCACAAGCGGTCCAGTGGGGACAATCGTCACACTCATCGTGTTGATCAACTTCCCCAAACTTCCCTCCGTCGTGGGGACACTCGGGTGAATCGGACTTGTCCTTGCTTCCCTTCTTGGCCTTGGGTTTCTCTTCTTCTTCCTCGTCCTCGTCGTCCTTGGGCTTGGACTTGATTCGGCCGGAACCATCGCAGGGAGTACACCTCTTGCCCTTTGAAGACTTTCCACTCCCATCGCAGGCCTTACACTTCTTGCCCTTGGCCTTGGGTTTCTCGTCCTCGTCCTCCTCCTCGTCTTCGTCCTTGGGCTTGCCCTTGGCCTCGTCCTCCTCCTCGTCCTCGTCCTTGGGCTTAGACTTGGCCTTGGGTTTCTCGTCCTCGTCCTCCTCCTCCTCCTCGTCCTCGTCCTTGGGCTTAGACTTGGCCTTGGGTTTCTCGTCCTCGTCCTCCTCCTCGTCCTCGTCCTTGGGCTTGCCCTTGGCCTTGGGTTTCTCGTCCTCGTCCTCGTCCTCGTCCTCGTCCTTGGTCTTGGACTTGGGTTTCTCTTCCTCCTCGTCCTCGTCTTCGTCCTTGCTCGCCGGCAGTTCATCCATCACCGGTTCCTCGTCATCTTCCTGAAAGAAGATTTTCTTGAAATCATCGTAGTCAGGAACGATGAGAGCGTCCTCCAGGACAACTGTCTTGGACAGAACAGCGTCCTCATCCATCTCATCCCTGGCCCTGAAGTCGATCTTGGTTGCCTTGAGGAACTTCTTGCCCTCAAACGATTCTTCGGTGAAGCGGACACGCAACGTGCGCCCACTGTCGTTGACGTCGAAGAATGCCAGGTGCTCCTCGTTGTCCGGGTCCTTGAGTTCATCCTCCAACGGTGACGCCAACTTCCCTCGACTGAGAATAAGGAGGTCCACTCGGTCCTTATCCTCTTGCGACACGATGTTGTAGGCCACGAATTTCTGAGGCTTGAGGGTACGGAGGATATCCTCGTTGGAGTCGCTGTCCTCTTTGTACAGCCGGTCCCTCTCTTCGCATTCGGGGCACGGCTTTCCCACGCTCTGTGGACACACCAGGGAAGCGTTGGACGCTCCCACGCCATGATGGACTTGGAAGGGCAATTTGTACCACAGGCATTCCTTCTCCACGTCGTCCGGGTGATGCTTGGAGCTCACCTCATACGGGAGGACGTCAATGCTGAAACGCCCCGCCTTCTCTGGAGTCCATCGCCCCACTCCATCGGGCAGCTTGAACCAATCGTTTCCCCCACGGCCGCCCTTCTCCGCGTTGGACTTCACCTGCTCCTTAGTCACACGCTTGCGTACCTTCTTACTCATCCTGTTCCTGTTCCTTTCTTCGGATTGTTCTCAGTACCCCCCGCGTGATGACACGTGCCGCCACGTAAAGCCAAATGAGGGCAATGATACCAATTCCGCCCGTACACAATACCCACATGATTGTGTTCACTGTTCCCGTCTCTTCCGTAATCGGGCTTTGGACTTCTGTTTGTCGTTGATGGATGTGGTCAGTCTTTCTTGATACCCCTTCCAACTACCTACTAGATCATGAGGGGTACTCGGGCCGGCAAAGTACTGTTGGCCATGGAGCCTGATCAGATTGTCTAGCATTCGCCTCTTGCTCTCCATCGAGGCGACGGCGGCATCCAACATCTTCTGCTCCCGCTTTGCGTCTAGCCAGGCTCGATACGTAGCATAGTAGTCCTCGTGGGCGAGGACCGCAGCTTCAATTCCACTCTCTGTAGCCTTGATCAAGCCGAAGTTTGCTGGCTTTTGACGGCACTTCATTTCCAATCGGGCTTTGGTCACATCCAACTTCAACTTTGCTCGGTCAACTCGATACCCAGCCTCCACCGCCATCTCCGACCAGTGGAAAAACCGATCACTTTGTCGAACGCATTCCACGTCCAGCTGGCTGGGATCAATTTCTTTGTCTTGCTGGAACTGGCTGGCGTCCATTTTCGTTCCCTTCTGTTCTCTTATCGGCAGTACCCTAGACGAAGATGGCCTCAAAGGACGCTCGGATCAATCCCGCTGCCTTGGAATCATAGAAGTTGTTTTCAAACGCACAGATGACTTTGTAGGCTTGATGATCGGTATTCTTCAGTAGTACTGCCCTAGCATACCCCAGTACAGCATAGCGGATGCTCTCAGGCTCCCCCTTGAGATTCTTGAGGATACCGGCTACCTTGGGCCATGTATCCTTCTTGATCAAGGCTCGGCAGAGTTCAATGGCCTCATTCTCATCTGCCAACGTCTGCTGAATTGCTTCTACCCGTTCCCCCTCGCTAAGGTTGAGGACCTTATCGAGGCAGACCAACGCTGTCCGGGCCGATCCCTGAGCACTGGAAACTATCTCCTCCAGGACATCCTCGCTGATGGGGACCTTTTCTCGCTTACAGACTCTCTGTACCAAGCTGCCTACCTCCGTATGCGTGAGGAGACGGACGGGCATGTTACAGCAGCGAGTCTGGATGGTCTTGAGTAGCTTCTGAGGATCGGTGGTACAGAGAAAGAAGTATACGTGGGATGGGGTATCCTCCAGGATCTTGAGAGCGGCGTGCTGGCCGTCCTTAGATAGCTGATGCACTTCGTCCAACAACCATATCCGGACGGAACCCCCGGTGGGAGCCAAGTGCATCAAGCGGCTGATTTCCCGGATGGTGTCGATGCCTCGGAAGTCCGCGCAGTTCATCTCCTTGAAGTCCATGTCGTGACAGTTCAGCTCGGTCTTCAGGATACGGGCCAGGGTCGTCTTGCCACAACCGGAGGG